GTTTTATATCCACCAATTTCTTTTAGTTTTTTAGTTTTTATTGCAGAGTTTAATATACCACCAAATGAAAAATACGATAAATTATAAAAATTAGAAACTGAATGATCAAGAGTTAGTCTCACGCTATCATTATTTTTTATATTAAATACATGCCAATCTACTTTTTCATTTAAATTAGATATGTAATTCGGATACATAATATCATCAATGTCAAATTGAATAAACCAATCGCAATCACATATCTCTAAAGCTTTTTGTCTATAAGCACCGATAGTATAATCATTAAATCCTGAATCAGGAATATAAACAATGTTTTCATATTTAGTATCTATAGGTTTATCCGTAATAATTACTAAACGATCTGGCTTTTCTTCAAGCGCATTGCACATAGATTCAAAACGCTTTCCATATCTTTCCCAATAATTGCCATAGGCAATTGTAACTAACATTTTATTCATATTCTAGTGTAGTAGTTTCTTGTTTATTTCCATATGAAAATTTTGTTAATCTATATCCTAAATTAACGTAATCTTCTATTGTCTGTAAAACATAATCTTTTGACGTTAACATATTACTTTCAAATTCAATTTTTTTAGGATAATATGATTTATCTTTATCTGTTAAAAAATCTAACCAATGCTGTAAGATATCACAATCATATCCTTCAGTATCTATTTTTAAATATTTTACTTTATGAATATCGTACAAAGTATATAATTGTTTAATAGTAATTTGTTTAACTGATTTACGTTTAACATTTTGTTCAACTATTTTATTAAACTTATATAACGGATGCATCTCACCTATTCTATTACACCCTCCCCAATAGTGATGCAAATTATTATCTTTTACGACTTTTGGAGGAATATAAAATATTTCCACATCATTTGAAGTTCCGTCTATAGAAATTGCTGCATTGACTTTTGTTACGTTTTTTTTATCAGGAAGATTATCTAAGTATTCTTGTATTGGCTCTATACTTAATCCAACAGTTTCATCAGTGGATATTTCAATTAAGGTTTCAAAATCCGATGTACCAATTTCAATAAAATCATAATCTATCATCGCTTATTTCTCATCTCTATTAATTTTTGTCTAATAGATTTAATTTCTTCTGGTGTTTTTCTTGTTCTATTCTGAATCAATTTAAAATACTCATCGGTTTTTGAATATGTATTCCAAGAATCGTATTGTGATTTTCCAGTGACACCAATGTTATGAATAAATCTATCTTGTAGAATTGGATTTAAAAATGTGCAAGATGGGTCTGATTGAATACCACCCTTACCATAATTTTCATTTAAATCTACATACCCAATATTAGCTAAGGACTTATAAATCATAAATCCATCATAAGGACTACTCTCATTAATAATATTAGTCAGTTCATATGTTTTAATGAAAGCGTTAAGGAATATTTCTTTATCTTTATGATCTACGTCAAATAAAACAAATCCAGACTCACAGTGGTCATTACCACCATTATGTTCTCTTTGAACTGCAATAAAATTACCATTCAATACATTATTTAAATCGTTATATGTTTGTTTTTCTTTAAAAATGCAATCACCATCTAACCAAATAATATAACAATCTGAATTATTTTTTAGTGCGTGTTGCATAACAAATGACTTATAACTAAACCGCATAGCCATCTTTTTATTATACATTGCGCCTGTATATAAGGAACTAAAACTCGCTAACCAACTCTTGTGGTTGGGTATAGCACTATCATAATTAATGATATTAATTCTTTTATCTGTTAACGACAATGGAAAATCAATATACAAGTCAACTTTTATATCGTCTTCTTTAACGTTGCTGCTAAATGAATCGATCCATCCTTTACCATATACTTCATAACCAGTTTTTGAAAAGGTTGTGATAAATTTAATAGGTTTCATTTTAAAAATCGCCTTTGGTCTTTTCGCCAAGAGTCATAATTACCCCACGATAAACTTGCAACATGGTGTGCTATGTAACTCTCTTTATGTTTAGTGTTAGTAAATCTTTGTTCAGTATATTTAAATACTTTATCATTAGAATTGTTATTATCTTTTAGGTATCGTTTAACACCATTAGAAAAACCATATTGTCCAAAATTCTGTATTGGTGTTGGTGTATCTACAGACATAAATGACTGTGAGTTGTATAACTCAACAAACCTATTTATTGAGGATAATAAAGCTGGATGCCTGGATTCTGCAGCGAATGCAAAGTTGGCTAGATCTCCATTAGGTACTTCTTCTGCCACTACTAAAGAATAAGTGTCGATCCATTCATTTATCGGAACTACACACTCACAATCAGTGTCAACATATATTCCACCATAAACATAAACTACGCATACTCTCCAAACGTCAGCACGCATCACACCATAAGGTAGTGACCTATACATGTCGTAAAACTCTTGATTGAAGTTATCTTTTATGAATTGATCACAGTGAACATCGTCCATGAATAGCCATTCATATTCAGGATTCTTGTCTATCCAAGTTTTAATATATTGGTGTGATTGATGATGCGGAATTGATTTAGCTGTTTGCCAAATCAGTTTTGGGATTTTTTGATTTAGATCTAATGGCAATAAGTTCACGTCGCTTGTCTTTAATATAGTCATTATAAGAAAAATTCAACCTACTACGAATTGAATCTAAGAAAGATTTATCGCAATAGGTTGAATATGGTTTTACTACATCATTACAAAAATTTATCATTTAATTAACAAACAACCCAGTTACCACCAGTTAAATGTATGACAGTTAATGTAGACTGTGGTGCCATTGCTGCTGGTGCAGGAGGACTACCTGCTAATGGATATGCATTCATAATTGTACATGTATTAGTAGTACTACTGTTAAATATAGTGATTCGTTGACCTTCTAAACCAGTAGGCAATACTATACTAACAGCATCTGTTCCATTGTAACTTGGATCACGACTAATATACAATGTTGATCTAACCGCACTTGGGAAAATCATACTTTGTACATTTGTGCTGTCAAGAGTTAATTGGGTGAGTCCTACTGGTTGATAACCATTAAGCGTACCAGTTACTGATAGATCACCATTAACATTAACACCAGTTGCTGTTACAGATACCAATGTACTTTCAACTGTAGTTGTGCCACCATAAGTTATGATTGCAGTAGAAGTCGGTTGATAATTATTATTATCATACGCTTGTGTAGTCCAATTAACACCATCAGTACTAGATTCTAATGTTCCTGAAACAACTGTATAGCGTATTTCTGAAATCGCACTTGGATTATATGGATTATTATTAAATGAAGTTGGAGTACCATTCACTACAAATCTGAAGTATTTATTTTCAGTTTGATACGTCATAAAGTTAAAACGAGAAAACACGTTTGTAGTAACTAAAGTGCCAGAAGGAATTGCCATTAACTGCTGTGCAGCGGATGGATCAATACCAGAAGAATTATTTCGAAGACTTACATATTGCTCGTATGTGCCAAAGTTGAAAGTGGGCACAATAAAAGATGAAGCACCAAAATCGATTATAGTTTCTGAGTTAGTAGTTTCAGTTGCTTTAAATTCAACTGGCACATTTAATACCAATGCACCAGCGTTACCGTAAATATCTACACCAGAGATTTCATTACCAATAATACTTACGTCACCTACTAAAGCTGAATTAAAGACAACGTCATCAGTTGTGTTTAAACTTTGATCGTAAGATGAACCTGATCCACCAGCAATTGGTTGACCATTAACGGTTAAAGCGCCATTAACATTTAAACCAGTCTCAGTTACGCTAACTGCTGTTTGCGCAACATTGGTAGTAACTTGTGCTTCAAAGGAAAGATTTAAGTTGATGTTGTTGCGATTTAAATTATATGAAAAAATGCTTGTCGTAGTCCATGTTTGTCCACCATCAGTACTGTATTCAAATTGTTGTGCAATTGGATACATGAAGATAGATGAGATAACTGATGGATTATACATATCAGGCGATGACTGAACAGAGTTAATTGTAAATCTAAATCTAGTATTTTGATAAGTTGCAAAACTAAATATGTCACCAGTTGTGATTACTGTACCTTGTGGCAAGTTGACAATTTGGTTGGCTTCAGATTGAAAAGATCCATATAAATCATAGATCTGAAAAGCACCAATCATACTAGTTTGAAACGAAACACCACTCATCGAGATTTGAGTCTGTACTGCTGTTGTAGTAGTACCAGTGAAATTAAAGTCTACTGGTGTATTTAATACTAGTGCAGCATCATTACCATAAGCATCTGTAGCAGAGATTTCATTACCAATAATACTTACGTCACCAATCAATGCTGAATCAAGAACTACATCACCACCACCAGTAACAGTTAAAGCACCTTCAACGTTTAAGCCATTTTCAGTCACAGATGCAATATTGGTCTCAACAGTAGTTGATGAAGCAAAAGCCACAACCACGCTCGACTGATTAGGGTAAAGAGTATAAGTCGTAGAACTAGTGTCTAAAAATGACCAATTAATTCCATCAGTACTAAATTCAACAGAGCTTGGATTGCTATAAGTAACAGCTGAATAACTACCAGGGTTATACATATCATCTGTAGTAGACGGTGGATTACTTACTATAAATCGTAAACTTATGTACTGGTATGTATTATAATCATATAATCCAGAGACAGTGACCAAACTCATAAGGGGAAGTGCAAGAAGTTGCGTTACCTCAGATTGATATGGACCAAGACCGATAAGCTCAATTTGATTAGAACCATACGTAAGATATGCTTGACCAAAGTTTAGATTAGCTGAAAAACTTTGTGATACAATCGATTTAAAATCGACAGGCGCATCTAATTCTAATGTATTGACATTACCATAAGAATCTGTTGCAGCAATTTTATTACCAATGATTGATACGTCGCCAACTAGTGCTGAATTAAATACCACGTCATCAGTTGTGTTTAAACTTTGATCGTAAGCAGTACCACCACCACCACCTGATCCACTACCAACCTCTGTCCAAGTTGTTCCATTTGAGTAATAGATTTTACCAACTGCAGCGACATAAGCAAGATTACCTGCATTATCTGCACTAGCTGTTGGGAGATTGGGGACGTCAGCATAAGTAACGACTGTTTGCTGGCCAGCAGCTTTAATCGACTTAATAATAACGATAAGTTCTTGTGTTTCGGTTGCACTAGTTGCAGCAGCTACTTTAGCTTCTAAAGCTGCAATAATGTTTTGAATATTAATGGCCATTTTGTGTTTTCCTTAATTAAAAGCTTTTAACTATTTATAATGTTCCAGGGCAGAGGAGAATCTTCATCTAATATTTCACTCTGTTCTTGTAGTTGTTTATCTAAAATAAATTCTAATCTATTTTTTAATTCTTCAATATCCGCAGATACCCAAGTTAATATACCTTCTTCAGTTAAATTAGAATAGTCAATAAATTCTTCTTGTTTAACAAACGGTACATGAATTGTTTTTTCTTCTGTAATAGACAATCCATCTTTTTGACCAGTTGCTTCTATAACAACTAATGTTACAATATTAGATATTCCTTCATATTCTTCTGGATAATTATCTACCACTACTTGCGGTAACTTAACAAGTTTTTTTATGGTTACATTAAATATATCTAACATTATGCTGCTCCGATCGTTGTAACTGTTCCATTTGAACCTCTATATTTTAATGCACCATTTTCGACATACATATAACCACCAGAGATGTTGTTGTTGGGCGCAACTTCTACGTTGTTTAATTGTAAACCACCATTTACAGCGATTGCAGATGATGATGTAGCACCAGAGTATAAATTTACACCAGAAGGAAGTTGCCCGACTGAAGGTGTAAACGCTCCATTATAACGAGCAACTCCATGTGTAACTCTAAAGTTATAATAATGTGTCCAATATGAATGTCCAACCAAATACATTTTATTTGCTGATAAATTTAAACTGTTTGCAGGAACTGTAAATGTTTTAACTTCAGTACCATCAATAACAACAGTAATTGTTGTTCCACTCTTAGATACTGCAACATGAGTCCACCCACCATTAGTATTATAAGCGCCAGTCCAGTAGCTCGTGCTCACTTGATAGGTCGTAGAATTTAATCTTAATCTCATTGTCGCTGGCCATTGATGAAATAAATCAAATGAGTTTGAATCAGATGGTGACGAACCAATTCTTAATATTGGCATTCTATCATAATATCCGTTAGTTATTCTATGCGCAGCATCGCCAAGCGCAACCCAAGTGTCAACAGTCCAATCACCTGAACCAAAGTCTGCATTTGTTGGATTAGGAATTTCTATGTAATGGCTAGATGAGTTTCCTACGGTAAAACTGTATCCTGGAGTTCCCCCTGACGGAACAATTCCCTTACCAATTAACACTGTACCATTAGTAACAGGAGTTACATTATTTGAAGATTTATCCAATAAAGCATAATTAGTATACTCGTCACTAATAGAAATTGTATCAGAGCTAGTTAAAGTTCTATTTGAAGTAAATATTAAACCTTTGTTGTCTCCAATAAAATCTCTAACATACAATTGCATCCAAGAGCCGAAGTCATTTATATAATCTATTATAACATCAACATCTATTGGTGTGTTATTCACAGTTAATTTTAAATTAAATCTTCTATTACTAATATTAGATAAATTTCGTTGTGTGTTAATAAAAGTTTTAAAATTATTCCAAGATGTACTATTTGACCCCTGATACAGATCAATTCTCGGGGAGGTGGAGGTTGTAAAAGAACTAAAGAAAGTACTGTTTATGCTAAACGCAGTTCCTGAATATGTTTGCGTTAGAGTGTTTTTACCAGTTGGACTAGAATTTAATAAAACTTTTACATCATTGTAGTTTGCGTCTCCTGAGTGTGCTCCTGCCCCAGTTTGATTAATCGTTGCAGATAAAGTAATATTTGAAGAAGAATTTACTTTAATAGTATCAACTTCAACTGTTTTTGCTTTAACTGTGTTAGTAGTAGTTATATTATTTCTAGAAATAATATCTTGGGCTATAAGTGTTTTTCTAGATGCAATATCACCATGACTGAGTATAGCTGCATTAGTAATAATTCCATTACTATTAAATGAGTGATCAGTTGTACTAGTTATAAAAAGGTTTTGATTGGCGGCATTGCCACCAGTTAATACAGTACTTAAATCTACTGCTGACCAAACTGGTCCAGTGCTACTACCTCTTATAAAATTGCTAGTACTAAATGCAGAAGTTTGTTCACCTATACCAACCCAATCAGGTATTTGATTATTTACATCAGTAATAGTAGCATAATTATTATCAGATCCATCAGCTAATCGTTTAGCTAACTGCCCTGTAAATGATAGAGTCTTAGTAGTAGGTGTTTCATAACCTTCTAATTGGCCAATTGACACAATTGGCGTATTTCCTAAGCCAATATATCTCTTAATTTGCGTCTGCGCAGCTAATCCTAAATTGGTTGTTCCAATTTTTAATCTTCTTGTGGAATCCTCATAAATGGAAGCGCTAATTGATGTATATGGTAAAGCGCTACCATACGCTAAAGCATTAATATTTTGTTTTACAGATGACCAATTACCTTGAGAAAATTGCGCTAAGTATGCAGGCGAGGTGACGATGTCCATTGTAACAAGACCCATTTGACCATAACCTACGTTTATAGTGTTAGCACCAATATACTCCCATCTTAAATACTGCGCACTTGCATCATAGCCCCTGTCACCAAAATAACTAGCAGACGAAAAGAAATTACCATCACCACCATTTCCTGTGAATAGCCAACCTGGATCATATATTGGTGCACCAAAAGATTGACCTACTGAAAAATCAGACAATTTAATCCAATCAATTGCTAATACATAAAATTTTGCGGTATTATTGGCAAAGCTAAAGCCAGTTGCTGGATCATTAAAATTATCATAAAAATTTTGATAATCATTCATCGTAAACGGTGCTATAGTCACCTTAGTTTGAGCAGTAAATGTATCAATTTGATTACCAGAATTAACAGCTCTAATTGTTATATTTACAGTATCGCCCACATTAATTTTATTTTGTCCTAGTGGGGATTGTGATATATCATTAACATTACTATTACCTATTAAAAGATAATTTTTATTTTTATATTGTGCACGTAAAATTTCATTGCTTAAAGCATCTGGATTAGGCAGCCACTGAATATAAGAATCTGCAATCCAATTCATCCAAGCTGGATACATGTGCCTAAATGAGTACTTAGTGTTATTTGATTGCCAACCTTGACTAGAAAAATCGTATTGATTATCGACCTCAACGGTTGCAGTTGGAATAAACTGTGTAGCGGTTGTAACGGCTAAGTTTTCATATGATGCTTCTGTTGGAGGAATAATTCCACCACCACCTTCAGCACTAGCTTTAATCACACCATCTTCATAAACAAATGAGATGTTTGTGTGATCTTGGTGATTAAATAATGTAACTACTTTAGAATCTTTATAATATTGATTAGTTAAGCCTTCGTCAATATCGTCTGAATCTAAAATTAATAGATCTGTCTTGGTCGCAAAAATTGAAGTGTCTAATACACTACCATCACCAGTTATAGTTAAATTACCAGTCCCAAGAAGACTTTGTCCATTAATAGATTTAATATTATCACCAGAGACTAGTGTATTTTGTTTAGTGCTTAATTGCGTAGTTGTAGCATAGTTTGCGTCATTATTAAACGCAGAAACATTCGTTGGGACAGTTGGAATCGTAGGTTTGTTCGTTAGGTCGTTATATGAACCAGAGAACAATGATGGCTTATTACTTAAATCGTTATATGAACCAGAAGTTGCTACTGTGGCTAAGCTAGAGGAATTTGCCTTTCCACTAATAGCACTTACAACATAAGATTCTGTAGCTAAGGGTTTTCCGCCAAGTGTCACCCCATCATGGATAACTAGCGTATCCTTTGTAGTATCAACAAATAGTTCACCCTCTGCACCAGTAAATGCATTAGATGTTGCTGTATTACCTCTTCTAAATTTTAATACGGTTGGCATTAGACGTTCCTTATTTTATACCTATATTTATAATCAATTTAAATCAGTAGTCGGGTAACTATCTGTTTGCAGATCAATTGTTGGTAATGTTTGTATTTGTAAATCACTAAGCGATAATAGAGGATTTAGTGCACTTAATGTTCTTGCAGTAATAGAAATTCTTGTGAAATCTATAACAGTATTAGCGTTCGCTGGGGATACTTTTAAATAAACACTCGTTGAATCAACCGTAGCACTAACTGTGATTAAAGAAGCTGATCCTGTATATATCGTTCCGTATGTATTAATAAAAGCTGCAACATCATTGTGCGTAATTGTAACTTCAGTGGCATGCACCTCTTCGCCATAAATTGCTTGTATCAAATATTTAGCTGTGCGATAAATGGTTTTATCATAAGTATCAACAATTTGACTCGGATTACTACTGGATAAAGTCTCAGTATCTTCAATAATGATACTGCTAGAAGACGGTGTTCCAGGAACCCAATTAGTGCCATCCCAAACTAGTGCTTGGTTTAATACAGCAGGTGATGTAGTAGTATCAACATCAGTTAAGTCATCTATACTTAATGGCGCAGACGATTGTGATGACTCTATAAAATGCTTTACCGCATTTGTAGAATCTTTAAAATATAACTTGCCGTCTGCGTAGTTGAGGGCAAGTTCACCATAATCTAAATCATTAGTTGCTGGAACTTTGCCCGCAACAGATGATTTCTTTAAAAGAACTTTCGTTGCCATTATATGCCTTAAAAAAGGTAATTAGTGGGGAGTAAAAACTCCCCATTCTATACTATTTAGTACGTGCCACCATCTACGTCGCCGTAAACTAATGTTGTGCCATTTGACTGTAAAACTTTACCATTTGCGGCAACATGAAGCGTGGACAGAGATCCTAACACATTACCGACTAATAAATCGCCATTAGCGTAAGAAGATAAACCAGTACCACCTCTGTTAACAGCGATCGTGTCGGCTTCCCATGTACCAGAAGTAATAGTACCTAACGTGGTAATAGATGACTGTCCAACATAAGTTGATGCAATATCTACACCATCTGCGACAACAGTAATTCTATTTGCAGTACCAACAACATCTAGAACACCATTTGTTATGGTTAAACCGTCGCCTGCGATTGTGTGCTTTAACTGTAAGCTATCGGCAACAATCTCGATTCCACCATTGGTAGCAACATTAACACTAAACTCTGTTCCATCGAGTGATAAACCATCACCTGCTGAATATGCTCCAGCACCACTAAACTGTACCCAGTCTTGATTTGTGAAATTAGTAATAGTGTGATTAGATTGTACCCAACCAGTATTAGCGTATAATGCACCATCTTTAATGAATATGGCTGCACCGATTAATTCTTGATAGCTATTTGCGTCTACTGGTCTAGTTAATGTATATGTACCACCAGTTTCGTTATATACGTAAATACCATTTTCGCTGTCAGTTGTCTGACCAATTAATAAAATTCTATATCCAACATCACCAGAAAATAATGGTGCGTGACTATCAATAACCAATGTACCTGTACTACCAGTCAACGCCACGTTTGTAGTTGCTAATAAATGCGCTGAGTTTTTCCAAGTTAGACCTGTAACAGCATTGTCTACGTAGGCTTTAGTAGCAGCGTCCTGTGGGTCTTGTGGATCTAATAAATTTTTAATATAAGAACTGTTAACAGAAATATATCCGTCGCCATCAGGGTTTAAAGATATAACACCGTCAGTGTCTGTAGAACGTATTTCGTTATTTGTTATCTCAATGTTATCAACATTGATACGATCTAAACCCTCTAAAACTAATGCGGTATCACCAAGAGAAATATCTGTGGTACCAATTGTAATCTTGTTATTCTCTAATTGTGAATTAGATACACCACCAGCCTTAATACTTACAACACCATCAGTTACATCAAAAGATAATTGACTAAAAGAAGCAACACCAAGCTCAGATGTAGTAGCAGTATCAACAGAAATTGTAACTGTGTTGTCAGTAACAGCAGTATTAATTGCACCAGAGCCAGTAAATGTTAAATCTTCGCCAGTGTTAAATGTATCGAAACCAGTATTACCAAAAATATCAAACGAAGTACTAATATTTTCTGTGCTTATTCCAGTAACAATACCTTTAGTATTAACAGTAATTACTGGAATTGCTGTAGATGAACCATATGTTCCTCCAGCATGCCCACCTTGCATTTGCAAAGTAACTTCACCAGAATTTACGCTAAATTCATCACCATTAAACGATGCAATACCCTTTTCAGTTTCAGTCGCATCAGTAGCGCTAATAGTTACAGTAGGCTGACCACCGATGATGATTGTATTAATACCTTGACCACCAACGATCGAAAGTGTGTCTTCAGCCAATGAAATTTGTGCAGTAGCACTATATTCATCTGCTACTGTTAAAGTAGTAGAAATAGACTGTGTAGAAACTCCAGTAATTAAACCTTTACCATTAACTGTAATAACTGGAACAGATGTAGAAGAACCGTATGTTCCTACATTAGTATTAACAGTGGCTAATATTAACTCAGCTGATACGTTTGCTGTGCCATCAACAGCAGTAAGAGTAGCAGTAGCATCACCTGTTAATGATAGATCTCTGGCAGTAGTCCATTTAGCAGCAGAGTCAGCTGCAATGTCAGCATTAATCGTACCAGTTACAGTAAGGTCACCAATAATTTCAACTAAACCAGTACCATTTGGGTCTAATGTAATATTACCATTGTTGTTTGTAGAGCTAATTGTATTACCATTTAGCTGTAAATTATCAACCAGTAAGTTATCAATTTTACTGTCTGCGTCAACAATTAAAGCAGACGATGCAGTTAGAATACCTGGAGTGTGATCTAATTTGTCAGTAAAATATTTACCACCAATAATTAAATGTGATGCTGCGTCGCCACCACCAGACTCAGTGCCGATACCAATATAAAGTCTACCGCCACCAGCGACTGTGTTATAGTCGGCAGCAGAGTAGGCTAATTCGCCTGCTGATAGAACTGCTGGATCTCCAGCAGTCAGCGATCGTTTAATTCTAATTATTGATGCCATTTTTATTTCTCCTGTTAATAATGTCCGCCAGATATGTCTTGATCTTGTAAATATCTGGTTGCAATCCAATCGTTATTTTTGTAAACTAAAACAGAACCATTTTCTGCTTGATACCCCAACCTAGGTAAGTCATTTAAACTAGCCCAAGAAACTCCATTGTATACTACCATGTAAGGAACACCAGCTAAACTTTGTGATGGGTTCCAGTTAACTCCGTCTGCATAAGCCACAGTTCCAGGCACGACACCTAGTGGGGCAGTAGTGCTCATCCCTAAACTTATTGTCGTGTCACCGTTTTTTACAAAACCTTGATATAGTTGTAACCCATCCCCCAAAACAGTATAAATGTCATCAAAATTTGCATTGATTTTTATACCAGCGTCTCTAAGAGGATCGCCAGTACCATCGTTTGGAAGTATTCCAACGTCAATAATCTGTTTGGTGGTCATAATGCTCAGCTTTAAAAATATTTTCTACGTTTATTTATTGTTTTCTAAATCGCTATCTTCCAATTTATAATAGTTCAAAGGTTAAATTTAACAAGTAAAATGCGTTAACGTGAAAAAATGGATCTTGAGTTGTAAATGATAACGTAAACGTATTTGTAGTATTAGGCTGTAATGTATATGGTGGTGAAACTAATATAGATTGTATAACTGGTATATTTGCTGCGCATCCTTGCCGACCCCCAGCAGAAGTAGCACTTACTATATTTGTACCATTAAGGTTTAACGTCATATTTTCAAAACCACCATCTTGTGCCTCGCCGAGACCAGAAAGAGATGGATTAAATCTATAACCTTGAGATCCTGTAACAATAGTTGCAACTGCAGAACCTGATTGAATACTTCCATTAGGACCACCACAGTTCGCAGAGTTTTGAATTACGAAACGTATACTTCTACCATCGTTTTCAATAACCCATCCACCAGGAATTCCTGATATAATATTGCTCTGGCTAGTTGCCCAAGAAAGACTTAATGGGATAAAATCACTAATAGTTACTACAGAACTAGTTGCCACAACTGTTCCATTAATGCTATCAGTTCTTAAATCTACAACAAAAGTTTCATTCCCCTCAACAACCCCATCTTGAATCATAGAAAGGGTAAAAGAAGAACCACCTATATCACCTGTTAAAGTTATATTAGAAGTTCCACTTATTTCACCAGAAACTATATCACTTGCGTTAACATTTCCAGAGATCACTCTAACTGTCCAATAAAGATTGGGCATGTAATAGTATTTGGTATTAATTACAAAAGAAACAGTTTCACCTTCACCTACATTGGAAGTCACTGGTTGTATTGTAAACTCTGGTGGAGGACCACCACCCCAAAATCCTAATCTGTTAGAAGCGAATGGCATATTATGCTTTATTTAATACAATACTTACATTATCGACAAAATTGCTATCAAAATCTGGAGCAACCAAAAAGTTAATATCCAACACAGAGCATATTGCTGCTGTTGGGGCTTGAGACAGCGAATTAAATTTCCATACTGCAGCGTGAATACCAAAGCCAGATGTAGCCATAGCCGTACCATTTCCAATTGCAGTCCAAACACCTGGATTATTAAACGTTACGCTATTATCGTTGTTAGCTAATAAAAATTGTGTTGCTACTGTAGATGCTACAATAGCATTTAAATTTCCTCCACTCGTAGAGCAAACTCCACCGCCCATATCAATCTCAATAAAATTATCAAGCGTATTATTTCTACTAACAAACAATCCATTCTCACCGAGTAAAAATATAGCACCACCAGATTGAAGGTATGTTTTATATTTTGATGCAGCGCCAGATGTCATTAACGTATCATATCCAACATCCCAAACATGAGCAAATTGACTAATGTCAGTCGCTACTAAAGAAGCGTATGATGTTATTGTTGTGGGAATAAAACCTAAAGCAGATTCACGAGCAGATATATTTGCAGCCAAAGTCGCTGGATTTGGATTTGGGGGATCATAAACCCCAGGACGTCCATTCAAATCATAAACGATCAAAACATTTTTTGATTTTAATTCAGTTCGGTCTTCTTGAACAACATTAAAAAAACCTAATCTACTAGAAGCGAATGGCATTTAGGCATAACCTCTGGTTAATGCAGCCAAATAAACCCCACCCCCCGCATTAAATATATTAATAAAATCTATACTATTTGCAGCTGTGCTTAATGTTTTTAATCCAGAGGCAAATTTGTATGATGCCACTGGAGAAATAAGTCTATTTCCAGCACCATCTTGTGTAATTATAATGCCAATAGAAGAACCAACAGGCATATTAGATGGAATGTTTAACGTGAAATTATTATTTGCAGTAACTGTTTGTACAGTGCCGTTGTTCCAGTCAGGAGTTACTGAAGTGCCCGAGTTACCAATAGCAAATACGGTTTCAACGATGCTAACATTATTGGTAGTGACCGAAGTAACTCTACCATAAGCATCAACAGTAACACTAGGAATAGTAGTCGCATTACCATACGTACCAGCAGTAACACCAGTTGTAGGAATATCAAAATCTGTTGCAGAAGTAACTCTACCATATGCATCTACGGTAACAGTTGGTATTTTAGGAACACTGTTGTTTAGACCATACGTACCAGCTACAACACCAGTTGTAGGAATTGTAAATTCAGACGCATTAGTTAATCTACCATATTGATCTACTGTAAATGTTGGGACTTTAAACGCAGAGGTATTAAGACCATATGTACCAGCAGCAACACCAGTTTCTGGTAGATCAACATTAACTTTTGAAGTTTCATCAGAAACAACTGCTAAACCAGTAGCACCAATTCCTGGAACTGCATTTGAATCTACAATTGTAAGAGTAGGTTGAGTTAAATATCCAGAACCACCATTGGTGATAATAATATCAGTTACGGTGCTGGTTCCTATTGTTGAAATAACAGTAGCGTCTGTTCCACTACCACTAATAGTTACCGTTGGTGGGATTAAATATCCAGAGCCAGCTTCGTCTAATGTAACAGTAGCAACAGTAGAACCACCTATGGTTGCGCTTGCTGTAGCATTAGTTCCATTACCGTTAATGGTGACTGTTGGATTATACAGATATCCAGATCCAGCAGTATCTAATGTAATTGTGTCGATACTAAATGTACCGATTGTTGCGCTTGCTGTAGCATTAGTTCCATCACCGTTAATGGTAACTGTTGGTGGGTTTAAATAACCAGAACCTGCATTTGTTAGGGTTAAACCAGTTACAGAAGAGGTTCCAACTGTAGCAGTAGCATTAGCACCAATTCCATTACCTGTTATTGTAACCGTTGGTGCAGAAAGATACCCAGAACCTGCAGTGAGTAAATTAATAGAAGTAATACTAGAAGTGCCAATTGTAGAAGATGCAGCAGCTTGTACACCATCTCCAGTAATAGTAACTGTTGGTGGATTTAGATAACCAGATCCAGGGTTGGTAATTGTAACATCTATAATTGTAAATTTACCAATAATAGTAATGATCTCTGCGCCTGTTCCTGGTACGGGATCTGTATCTACAATATTAACAGTTGGTGCGATTAAATATCCAGAACCTGAATTGGTAACAACAACTTCAGTAATAACACCATCAACGATAACTGGATATCCAGTCGCTGTAATTCCACCTGGTTTTTGTGGCGCAGAGAATGTTAATGTAGTTGTAGCAGCATGATAACCAGAGCCACCGATTAAACCTACATAACACTCAACTACACCAGAGCCAGAAAATACAGCTTGGCCAGTTGCCTGTGTACCACCAACTACGTCTGGAGCAGAAATTGCAACGTTAGCAGTAGTGTAAGCAGCGCCATTATTAGTCATGTTAATGTCTAGAACAGAAGCCCCAGACAGATTAACAGATGCGGTTGCAGCAACACCACCAGCTACTTCTGGATTAGAAATAATAACAGTATTTGTACCAACGGTATATCCAGAACCACCATCGATTAAATTTAATTGAGTAACACCTGCGCCAGATAGTTGCGCTGTTGCAGTAGCAGTAACTCCACCTGCCTTTTCTGGTGCAGAAAAAGAAACAGAAGCGTTAGTATAACCAGAACCACCATTGTCTAAATTTAATAAAGTTACTGCAGCACCAGAAAATGTGACTGATGCAGTAGGAAGTGTTCCACCAACTACATCTGGATTAGAAAAAGAAACAGAAGCGTTAGTATAGCCAGAACCAGCATTAGTTAAAAATAAAGTATTAACAATGCCACCGCCAAGCGTTAAAGATGCTGTTGCTTGAGTTCCAGTTGGAATATCTGGTGGGGAAATAGAAATAGTTGTATTATCAATAAAATAACCAGTACCGCCATACGTTAAAGCTATAGAAGTTACTGGTGAACCAGAAAGAATAACATCTACTGTGGCAGTCACACCACCAACTTCTTCTGGAGCAGAAATTGTAGCAGTTGTAGTAGGATAATGGTAGCCAGAACCTGGTGTTAATAACTTAACACAAAAAACAACTCCAGGTTGGCACAGTTCTACATCGATCGTTCTAAGGGCAGAATTAATACCAGAAACATATTCACCAACAGTGTCAACCCCAAGAACGACAGAGTCATAAACAACAGTGGTGTTTAATAATATTGCACCTTCACCATCAAAGGTTACGTTACCTGCAACATCTCCCGTTAATGTCAATGTTCTATTGGCATTTAATGCATTAATAGCATCTACTATATTGTCTTGTGTAGATGTAGTCAGAGTCGCTAAATCCCCAACATCTAATACAGTCTGATTAGACTGATCTATTACATTATTGGTTTTTTGTCTCCACTGATCGAATGTATCAGTTTGTGGAACTAATTCAACTGGTGTTTGTAGCGCCATTATTTCTTACCTATTAAGATAGAAAGCATGTCTTTAATTTCAGACATATCTTTTTTAAGATTGTTTATTTCTTGCGATTGTTTTTCAAGCTCTTGTTTTTGTTTTAACATCATATTTCGTTTTTCAACATAATTATAATATTCTTTAACATTAGTATTTATAATAGCCTTGCTAGAGGTGTCTCTAACAAGGTTATCATTACCATCAACTTTTAAATAATCCATCATGCACAAGCAACAATTCTAAGATCTTTGATTCTAGGAATTCTACACGAGTTTGTTGTTCTAAACACGAGTTTAACTTGAATAGCATCAAATGCTTCTAAATTAGTTGCGCTGTAAGTTACATCACTAAAGCCAACACCAGAGTTCGATTTAACAATATCTGCAGTTGGATTAATCTTAACATAAGCGTTATTGTTAAACTCGCTGGTTGAACCAACTTTGTTTAATCTGTAATAAACATCTACATCAGATAATGTTGGAACATTACCTGCAAATCTAATTGTAAAGAAAGTAGAAGGATTGGCTAGATTAATTCTCTTAGAAAGATATTTACTATATTGAGATCCTCCTGACGGAGCAATTTCATCAACATAGTTATTCTGGAATACCATATCAATAGGATCACCTACAACTTTTGGTGTAAATACTTTATCAAATTTAATATAAGAACCGTCAGCAGCAACTTCAGTAATTAACATAGATCCATTATTTGGAGAAATAGTTGAACCAGTAATTCTCATTAAACGACCAACGCTGGCGAACTGGAATGCTTCTTTTGTCGTTTGGTCGGAAGTATAAACACCATCAGCTTGGAACGATATGTTAATGTTATTATTTGCAATAACAACATCGTCTAACTCGCTAATATTAGTATTTAATGTAGAAGCTGAGTTAACTTTATTATGAACAGCAATTAAAGATGTTCTGTGCGTGTCAATAACTGGAGAAACTGAATCGTTACTTGTGCGCATAACAGCACGTAAAGTAAATGATTTTTCTCCTTCTAATTTTATAGTTTCATTTAACTCAGAAGCAATAATCTGCGGAGTTTCTAGTGGTGTAGTATCATTAATAATAATTGGAATTGGTGTGAGGTTTTGTAAATAAGGAACTTCAATACCATCTGTAGACTGCCCACTAGTTGTAGTTGCATCAAACTCTATACTGGTTTCAGAAAAATTCTGAATCTGTGCATTCGCTTGAACAGCAGTCATTAAAATATTATCTGATGCGTAAATATTTGTGCCACCAGTAAAACCAGATAAGTCAGCAACAACACCGTCAAGTGTAATAGTATAAGAATCCAAATCAATAGAATCTACAACATGAACACCATTTAAAGAATCACTAGGAATACCGTTATATTGTGTATCTATCTCAAACCCACTTAACTCTACATTAGAACCAACTGGCATATTGTGATTATCATGGAATACACGAATAACTGAACTGCCGTTACCAGTTTGAATTGGATTGGTTTCTAAACGAGTCTTAGGTAAAACGTCGTTAGTGAACTCAACACGACCAATAACATCAGTGTTAAACTTAGCACGATTAATTACAAACATTAAATCTTTGTAATCGTCTGGTGTCCAAGTAGAAGCATTTTGTGATTTAAAGAACACACCTTGATACGGTTGCTCAGAAACAAATCTATCTGTTCCTGGAATCTTATCTCCAAGATGAGAAACCCAGACATTGTAGTTGTTAGAATCAGAAATAATAACGATACAATATTCAGTTCCATCTTGTACATATACAGGCGATGGGAATGTAAATCTTGTTGGTGTATCAAAAGAATTTACTAATCTATTATTAAATGCTGCAACAGCAACACGTCTGCTAGAAATATTAACATCCTCAGGATTCTTAACTACTTGTGAGAATGGTAAAATCTTTTTACCAGGATATCCATTAACCACTTCACGGATTTCAATTTTAACTGGAATATTTTTATCCTTAGACGCAAAGAATAAATCTACAGATGTTAAGAATGCTCCACCCTTTTGTTGAACTAAGAATGTTTGAGCCAACGGATCATACCAACCAGTGTCTGAAACGACACGTTCTGTAGTTTGAGTAATAGTTCTAGATTCAGTTACGTTTTCCTGAACAATTCTACCATTACGAACAGACTCAATTGTTTGTTGTTTAACTTGTAAAATACCCTGTGCTTTATAATCAGATAAAGCATAAGAAGTAGTATCACCATCAAACTGCTGAGAATCATGCAATCTAAATTCACGTGTTCCTGTTCTAAAACGGACTGCTTCAGTATTTGGAATATCAAACAGACCATGAACACTACCATTAAAGTTAGTAGTTAATTGACTGCCCTTGGCTTTAGGTACAACAGTAGCGTTAATTTTACCACGAGACTCAGAAATAGAACCAACGATAACTTCGTTAAACAGGAATTCGCCTTTAATATTTAAAACATAAAGAGCACGTGCGCCAGTTTCTTCGCTAAATTCTTGACCAACAACTACTGCAGTGGCTCCAGAAGTTTGTCCAGTAATAACGTCACCTTTGTTCAAAGCTACTTGAGGGTCATTTCTAGGGTCATTGTTTAATCTACGAGCGTCTTCGCTTGCAGCTGACCCAGCATTTACTTCGACTTCAAATTTATTATTAAATCCAGAAACTGTTTCAAAAGAAATTTTAGTTGCTGGTGTAATAAACTGAGAAATTGGAGTGCCATCAAAATATGCCCAGAAAGTTGTAGATGGCTTTAGTCCATTAACTGAGAACATAATATTTCTTGAACGAATGTAAGGAATTACTGCAGTCGATAAAACTTTGTCCTCAATAACTCTTCTCTCTACTTGAGCAACAACTGAGCTTCTTACACCCTCTCTAGATTGACCAACTTGTTGGGCAGAAGTTGCAAAACCAATCCATCGTCTTGGTCCTCTTCCATGAATAAGAAACTGAGCACGGCTGCTAACATCAACTGGTGTACCTGCCCATTGATTTTGCCAAGAGTTCCAAACTGTACCAAGAACACCTGCTCGTTCAGCTAAGGTCGCAATAGTATTAAAATTACCTTCGACGTTTAAAATAAGATCTGGTCTGCGTTCAACTTCAAACCAGTCATCAGAAGATGGATTTAAATCTATTCTACCAATAAACGTAAAAATTGCAAAAGGATTTACGTTTTCTGTTCTAGAAGAAATGTTTTGATTAATAAATCTGACTTCTTCGTATGGGAGAGTTATTAAAGCGCCAGTTGCACGATAATTATCTGCTTCTCTTTGACCATTAGTTGAATTCTTTTCAACTAAGTTAACGTTTTCCATTCTAAAGAATGGGCGAAGTTCTGAGTTCTCTAAATCAACAGAACATTTGTAATCAGGTGATGTGGCATCACCAACACCATGACCAGAGAAACCATCAACAATAAATCCATTTTTAAAACGATCTAAACCGTTTTCATCAGTAATTTTAGAGTTTTGTGTTTCGGTTTCAAGCATCGATAATGTTGTATAATATTCAAGATTATCAATACGCTTTTCTAATTTACCGATATCACGCATCGTGTATCGTTTGTTATCAATTACTTCAATAGAAACATTGGGTGCTGTAGTAGAGAATGTATACGGATTTAAACTAATTTTATACAGAAGCATTGATGCTTGTGGAGTTTCTGGTTCCGTAGGTGTTAATGAAGGTGTTCCTCTATTTGAGAAAAATCTACCTCGTAAATCAATAGAGATTTTATCTTTTCTACTTAAAAAATACGAAATGTCTGCTTCAACATTTGATCCACGTTTTGGAAGATCTGAAAGAACTGCTTGTAATAATGGATTAAAAGAAGTGTTAGTAGAGTCAATTCTTGGTCTAAAGTCTAACACATCTATTAAAGATATTTCATTAAATACAGGAATATCTTCATATTTAACACCAGAACCAACATAAGAGTCTACTGAAAAATAATCTCCTGGACTATGATCAAACCACTCAAATGTAATTTGTATAGAACCAGTTGGCTGTGGGTATCCTTGTTTTAATACTAGTTTAGAGATTCCATAATAAGAATCAGTGATACCATTGTCAAGATTATAGTAGTCTAGAATATCAGTTTCTGCTGGGTTAGTTCCATCAATGGCGCCAAAAGAATTTGCCATTTTAATTGAAACAATATTGAACACATCACATTTACCTAGACTAATTTCTTTTGCTTGAGCAGCAGCTTGGGTTGTTCTAGTAACAATTTCGTTTGTTACTAATGTTTTAGTTTTTTCTTTTGCAGCGTTACCTGTTTTTCTAACACCAGCATAAACAATAAATTGTGCATTTGCATTTGCATCATCAAGAGTGAAAACTACCTGACGCAAATCAGGTTGGACAACTTGGATATCACTAGGTATTACCACGTTACCTGTATTTGTGTTTATTAAAATGTAATTACCAAATCCACTTTCTGGTAAAAATGATTCTTCTAATTTTTTACTGTCAATTGTGACATAAGAAAAATTACCAGTTGCAGAAGAAGCCTCAGTATTAAATACTTGAGTCACATTGTAAGAAGTTCTAATAGATTGATCATCAAAACCTCTTAGATTTCTAATGTTTTCAAATGGAAGCGGAAATAATAATGGAGAAAGTTCAGGTTCAATAAGCTGTGTGTTTAATTTATAAATGACAGAACCAGTAGCAGTCACTGCTGTATCAACAACTACAGTATTATCATTAGTTATAGAAACCACACGTCTACGAATATTTTCATTACCGATATAAATCCAATCGTTAAGTTCTAATTCGTCTACGAAAATAGTACCAGTTCCTGCAATAGTTGTAGAATTATTAGATGTTACTGCTCCAGACAACTTAGTAGTAAATGGTTTAACATCTGCAGTAAAATTTAAATTATGAAAGGATTTAACATTTAGTTCTAATGTCTTACCATCAATAATTTTAACATCAAATAATTGTAACTCGTAAACGTCTTTGTCTACACTAACATCTCTGTCAGAAAGAACTAAGCCACGAACTTTTGCAGTACCAATTTTGGAAGCACCAGCTGGGATTGATCCATTTGAGGATACAAAACGATCATACAAATCTACAGATTCAAATAAATCTGTTCTTGGTGCACCAAACAGATTAGTAATAAAAACAAAATTACCAACAGTTGTAGAAATTTGAGCATTTTCTGCTCGTTTAAAGTCTCTTGATTTATCAATAGTTAAGTACTCAGTACCAATTTTTTCAATTTCATAACCACGAACATATGCCTTACCAGGTTCCATACCAATCGCAAGTTTGGCTTCATCACCACCTTGTTCTGGTGTGTAAATACCACGATTGTATACTGGGAACTCTCTGTATATCCAATTGATACCAGTTTCTCCGTCTTTGGCTTCACCAGCTGAATGGATTGGTGGCTGACTACCAGAAATACCACTGGACTTTGCTACATACTTTTGCTCAAATCCACTAAAAGTATACTTAACAATATCGCCAATTAAGTATTGTGTATTTTGTTTCCACTCTCCACGATCATTATTACGATGTTCACGAACGTCAATATTAAAGTTATTAATTACATAATCGCCAGATTCATCATAAGTACGACGTGCAAGAGTCTGCTCTAAAATTGAGTAGTCAGTAGTTCTTGTTTTGTAAATAATTTTACCAGCTTCGATTCTAAGTAACTCAACAAAGTTCTTGTCATCTTCGCTGTCTAAACTACGCTTGCTTAGAATCAACTCAACTTTGTAACGATGTGATCCTGGAGCATTAAAGTTAGAAGTGTTTTGTGCATTATCTAAAAGAGATTCATCATCTTCAGGTATTACAATAGTTTCTACAATGTTTAAACCTACACGATATGATGGATTTTCTGTATATTTGTCTAGTGTAATTTTTTGAGCGTCTACAATAACAAAAAACTTATCAATATAGTAAACACCACTTTCGATAGATGCACCAGTTCCTATACCAGTAGATTGACTAACTTGAGTTGTAAATTCTCTTGGTACTGGTAAATCTTCACATAAAAGGATTTCATTATCTCTAAATGTTTTAGATTCAGTCACTTCACCATCTGATAAAACACCAGAAGTGGTATATCGAACATAAAGAGTTGGTGGGTCGGTTTCAGTCTGCTTTTCAACGTGGACTACAAAGGCACGAATACCAGTAGAGTTGCCAACAATTTCTTTACCAACAACTTCTTCAATGTAACGATTTACGTCAGTACCATTATAAATTGATTGAAGTTTTACAAATTTAAAATCATCTTCAAAAGAAACTTGCCCTGGAATAACCATAGCACCTTGTTTAAACAAGTGTTCAGCTTGTTTAGATATCTGACTCTGCAGTAAAGACTGAACTTGCGTTAACTCTCTAGCTTGAACTGGATAACCAGGACGAAACAATAAACGAAGAAACTTTTTCGTTTCATCGAAATCGTCATAGTATGGTTCTATATTAAAATTAATCGGCATTTTATCTTTCTCTTATGAAATTATTACTAACATCTATATTTATTTTACATTTCAACAACGATTTTAATATCTTCAATTTGATCTGGAGCACGATTAATTAGTCTACGGTTTTCAACATACATAACGTCACCGCTATGTGGTTGAACTTCTGGATTAATTTTAGAACCAATAATACCAACAGCTAAAGATTCCGATCCAGTAACATCTTCACCGACAGTGAAGTCTTGGCCATTAGTATTTTGAGCTCTTAAAAGGATGTAACGAACTGTGGTTGTATTTGTAGTGTTATCTTGTGCAACATTAATAACTCTTCCAACTGCACCAGAAGATCCTCCTGTGATCACTTCATCTTCAATATAATTTTCTAAAGAAGTCATAACGATTTCTTTAGTAGCTTTTAAAGTGAGTGCAGTTGATACTACTTCAGTACCATAATTATATGGATCTCGAATAACCATAATACGACGATAATCGTTATCAACAGGGAAATCGCCAATACCATCATCATACTCAAGACGAACATTCATCATAACGTAATATCCACCAAGTTCCTCAACTGGATTGTATCCATGTCCATTCTGTGGAGGAATAATAACTTTAGCAGCTGCGTTAGTTCCACCACCAGCAGCAATAACCGCAGTAGCATATGTGTAACCAGAACCAGCTGAAGTGACGTTAATTTTTACAACACGACCAGTTCCAACGTCAATAACAGCTTCTGCTAAAGCACCTTCTCCGTCACCAATAATGGCAACAGTTGGAGCAGTTGTATAGTTTTGTCCGCCATTAACAATTTCTACTGTATTTAAAGCGCCAGCTACAGCCGACGCACGAACTTGCCATTGATCGATATAAGCATCATACTGTCCTGGATTTGATGTAAGTTCTTTTACAGGCATAAAGTCTGTAGAAATAAATTTAATAACATCAGCTGGGGCGATGGTATACATATATTTCCAAACATATCCATCACCTAAAATAACAGGACTAGTAGATTTACCAGTAGGCTTAACTGTAGATGGAACTACTTGATTGTTAGAATTTTTATTGTACAAACACTTGTATACGTTATATTCATCAGTTAAAACGTAAAAAGAAGATTCATACAAAGAAGCTCTAGAAACAGGAATCCCAGTATCAATATCAATACCATTCGTGCCTTGATTTGCAGAATAATCGTGTCTATACATATCATAATATTGGCCAGATGTCCAATCTCTGCGAATTACACATTGCGTAACATCACCAGCTGTGCATCGTTTTAATGATAACATATCTTGCCAGTAAGAATATTCATCATTAACTGTGTCTATAGGAAGATCGGGAGTTTTTTCATTAGCCCATGGGTATGGTCGTCCAATACCGAAATATACTTTGGTATTAGATGCTTCGCCGAAACCCTCTCTAAATTGTTCAGCGTTGTGAATACGAAATTTTGTAGTAATAATTGCAGGCATTTTTAATTCCTCTGTTGTTTGTTAAATTAACTGTCTACATCAACTGAGATTAGTGTAGAATCATAAGTTATGTAGGTATTGTCGTAAGATATTGGAGCTATAATATCAACATATGCGTCTATGGCAAAATTAATCTTTTTATAAGGATTATTTATTACTTCTCCAATAACAATGTCTGCATAATGTATAATTTGAGTGTTTCCAGTTGTTTCTGGGTTATCGTAATAAATGTAATTATAAGATCCAAAAGTCCATTGATCCCGTGCGCTGGCTGTGTAAGAAAGAGTTCCTTTCGAACCAGCTTCAAATGGAGGTAATGTAAATTTGAATCTTTCAAGAGAATCCCAACAAGGTCCAACACCCCTTGAACCTTCAATTATTTTGGGAGACATTATCAAAGTGGTTTCTCTATGCAGACTCCAATCATATTTTATGTTGAATAATATGTAAAGCCACTCGTTTCCATTCATAGGATCTACACGTAAATCCAATAAGAAAACTTCTTCTGGGGTCAGTCTAGGTACTTCAATTTCAGGTAAAAACTCTGGATTTTGTGGTATCATACTCATTTGAGTACCCAGCCAGTCAAATATAATTAAAGTCCACTCAGATTTTTTAATCTCTCTATAATCTTCTTCATCTGTTCTATAGTTCCCCATAGCTTTTATAGAATTATCTATTAAATTATCTACTATTAATTTAATAGAAGAAACTTGAATTTTATTTAATAATACCTGTGGAATTTTAGAAGATGACTCTCCGTATCCATCATGCAATAATGATCCAAATAAAGCTAACCCGAGTGGGTGTAAAAGTTTTCTTACAATATCTCTGTATTGATTTATAGACTCTGTAGTTCTAATTTGATATGAGTAATCTTGATAAAATTTACTATCTTGAATTCGTTTAGAAGAATCACTAATTTTTCCATCAGCATTTATAAAGTTACCTGGAGTAGTATAAAATATACCCAGATCTGCATATCCTTCAGCTTGACCGATACTAGATCCAGAAGCAAGTTTACCAACAGCCCCGTTGTTTTGGCCAATAAAAGTCATGTTGGGTCTAATAGAACCAGACTCTTCTTTAACTAAAAAATTATTTTCTTCATCTAATAAGTTACCAACAGAAGTTTCCAACCCCAAAGTAATACGAACGCTAGCGTTTGTTAGTTTATAAAGATTTCTATTTAAGTCAATTGATTTAATAGTGGCTTCGCAGTATTCTTGTCTTTCAAAAAGTATCCTGCTCCCATCTTCATTTATTAATTCACTATCATAACTTGATTCTAATGCAAATGATTGCTCAACTGAAAGTATTTTCTCACCAACAGAAAACTCGCCATTAATTCTTTTAAAAATTGTGTTTATATCAAATATAGCTGATGGAGTTCCAGAATAGTCATAACCCTGATTTAATATGCTAACTGAACGAATTTTACCAATATCGTCACTAATTGCTATAAGTTTTGCTGGCTCTCCAAATAATTGAGAAGGTGGAGCATTAACACGTGGTAATTGTTTGTAATTTTGTCCGCTATCTAAAATTTGAACTGTTTTAATGCCACCAGTTAAAAAACCCTCAACGTTTATTTGTTCAGCGTCTTCATCTAAAAGATAATCGCCACTTTCTAGTAAAATAGAATCAGCGTCAACTTCAGTAACAATAGCTCTTGCTGTTATTAAAGAACTACCAACTCCACTACCGCTATTGGTATTATCAAAAAATACTTCATCACCAACAGAGTATCCACTTCCTTTAGATTGAACTTGTATTTCTTTAATAGACCCTGTAGTAACACTGGCAACTTCAGCTAGGGCTTCAGAACCTTCTACTGAGTTAAATAATATTCTATCGCCAACATTATAGTATAAACCAGGATTATTAATGTTTAATTTAACTACAACATTTTTAAGTCTTAATATAACATTAGTTTCGTCAGAAAAAAGAACACCATAATCCTGCTCTTGTACATCTGGTGCATTTAAAACCCCAAAATCAAATTGTTGTGTGGCTGGATCAATAATATTACCATAATCTTCAGCGCCAATGCCTATAAAAGAACTTGTAGTAACTTGTTCATCTAACTTAAACTCACCAATAATTGAAAATGGGTTGATGAAAATTTCATAAACTTCTTCATCTAAATGTCTAGTCGAAAGCACGTTTTCAACTAATGCAGAAGCTGTAGTTCCTTGTCTAATAGTTTTTCCGATTAAGTCATTCGGGTTTCCAGATATTAATGTAGTTCTGATAATAGTATCTCTACTAAATTTACCATCAGAAACACGTAGTAAATCTACCTTAGGAATATAAATGTCTGCAGGGATGTCGTACAATAGTCTAAAAAGCAGTTTGTAAGAATTTATATTACCTTTTGATAAGTATAATTCTTTAACTCGTTTAGCAAGTAATTTTTTATCAGCTAAAATATTTTTTGGTATTGGATTTAATATTTCTTTGGCAAAAAAATCAATAAATTGATCCAGAGTATTATCAATATCTCTGATGTTTTCTAAATTTCTATTTTCAATAGTACCAAGGTAATCATAGTACGATTTTAAAAATAAAACAAATGTGGTATGATCCTCCCGAATGAAATCAGGAATCTGATCTTCAATAACAGTGGATACTTTTGCTTTTACTAGTGCCATTATCTACTTGGTGTGAAGATATAATCGGTTGATCCAGCAGCTTGGCTACCAGAAGCTATACTATCAATAATTGCATTAACCTTAGTGGTTGACTGATCAATCAACACTAACTGATTTCTAACAGAAACTACGTCATTAGAAAGTGGTTTGATAATAAAAGAAACTTTATTATTTGGAGCTGCTGTTATGTAGATACTATTAATAGTTATAACTCCGTTATCATAATCAACAGTACCAGCTGTGTTATCCAAATAAACTCTAACAGTTTTACTTCCTGCATAATAAAATAATCTCATATTGCCGTCGCCATCATCAGACAAATAAAATTCTTCTGTTCTTCCTAAAATATTAAAACTAGTTGATAATACATGATCTTCAGAATTTAATTCTCTGAATATTGGGTTATCCAATCTAACAACATATCTAGAATTTCTATTAAACGCTGGTACAACATCTCTTCTTAAAGTGATAGATGTAATGTTACTTAAAATAGATGGTTCGGAAGCGTCAATAATTCTACCTAATTTAGAAAATCTAAACACACCGTCAAATTTACCCAATTCTGTTTCATTATATTCATCAATAGAGTTAAACACAATAGCTGAAATAGTATTGCTATCATTTGTAGTAGCGTTAACATCATAATATACAGTTGTATTAACATCAACATACAAATAAAACGGATCAACAATTTCTGGAGTAATGGAAACTGTATTTCTATTCTTTAAAGCGTTTTGAATAGACTGTTTTGTTAATGGTGTTAAAAACTCTCCGCTTCTCGGTTTAATTGCAATAAACACCTTTCCAAATATTGGTGGAACATTAGCCTCTCCACCCCAAACTGAAATAGAATCTATATTTGGATAAATCTTTTGAACGATCGAACGATAATCTTCTGCAGTGACTGCTCTGTTTTGAGCAGCAAAAGATTTTGGCGCATTATACTTAATAGAGTCGATAGTTTCTGGTTCGGCTCCATCGACAGCAGCTTCAACAGTCGTTACTGTAATTACTCCACCAAAAGTATTATCTCCATTAAAATTAAATGTACTGGATTTATTTGCTGCAGTTTTATTTGTTATAAAATATTCTAAAATAACTTTAGAACCAGTTGGTGGTTTTTTACCAAGAATACCATCTCCAAATTCTACTTCAAATAATTCGTCATCAATTTCTTTAATATAATAAACTCTAGTGGTAGAGTTAACTTCAGTTAAGTTATTAGCAAATGTATAACTGTAATACTTACCTAAAATTGGATCCTCTAAAACACGAATACGAAGTTTAGACAAATCAACATTTTTGTTCGGAAGAATGTATCTGGTTTCATCTTTAGCTTCATAACTAAAAGAAAGCGGAGTACCTTCAAAAATTGAAACTGCTTCAAACACATACACGCCATTGGAGGTTGGTGTAATAGTTTTAGCGTCTAAGTTATAAAAAGAATATGTTCTTCCGTCAACTGACGTTGTGAAAGATGTTTTTTCAGGTAATGTCAGAGTTGGTGGATTGTTTATTGGATTTGATACTGTAATGTTTACAACAGCTTTTGGAGCAGTTGCAGAATTACCAACATAACCAAGCATTTTTGCAATAGAAACCACACTGTTTCTTTTTCGTGCAGAATCAAGAAACATTTCATTAACTGCAAGATTAGTATATAAAGCGTTATAGTGTGTATTGTATGCTAGGATGTCTAACAGAACCGACATCCCAGAACCTTCAAAATCGTAGTCTTGAAACTCCGTTTGACCCTTTAGATAGTTTTTAATATTGGCTTTAATTAGATCAAAGTCTAATTCGCTAACGGTAATTGATTTATTTTCTATTGACATTTATCTTGTTCTTTCTAGTGTTATATCTAGAGTAACTGGTCTTATTGTGTTTAAAATTCTGTAGGTTAAAGTTACTACCAATGAATTTTCATCTGGGCTAGCAACCACTTCAACATTATCTAAATTAACTCTAGGTTCAAATGAACTCACTGCATCAAATATAGCCCGTTCAATATTACTAACTAGCATCGGAGAAAACGGTTCGAATAACATTCCTCTTATGGGAGTTCCTATTTCACTATGAAATGGACGCTCAAAGTTATTCGTTAAGATTAAATTCTTTAAAGCAGTTTTTATTGATGTTTCATCAAATCTACGAGAAATATCTCCCGTTACTGGATGTGCAGTAAAATTTAAATCTAAGTCTGAGAAATTTCTTGTTTTTCTAGTCATTTTATTATTTATTACTCTATAAATGAGTTGGGTGATCCTTCTCCACACGTATCACCACAGGCTATATTATCACCGATTCTAGCTGCAGGAAAACCCTCAATAAAAGTTTTAGAAGCACCAGAAGATGGTGTTCTTGTACTATTTGGATGAGTTACTCTACCACAGGTATGGGCTACATGTTGACAAGCGCCAGATACAACTCCTGGCTTTTTTGCATTAAAAAAAGTTTTGGAAACAGGACTAACCGCCAGCGCTGTTGGTGGAAAACAACCGTGTCCAGTAGACATATCTCCTACTCTAATTACTGCTGGCATATAATACTAAATTCCTTAAATTTTGTTGTCCTGGTGACCAGTTTAAATCTTGTGCTAATATGGTATAAGTGTTTGAAGTTAAAACATTCCCTTCGTCATCAACAGCTTCAGCTAGATAAGATAATGTTCGACTTCTTGTAGTATCTGCTTTAAATGATATAACTTGAAGTAAATTAGACATGTCTATTTTGTCCCAAACGCTACCTTCAGGTGGTTGAAGAGTACTAACTGTTTTTAACACACCTTGTTTATTTAAAATAGTTAATGAATCATTAAACACACCTCTAAAGAAACCAGAAATCCCTGCTTGTAAACCATTAGTTATTACTACAGTTGGATAAGAACCCTGATACTGAGGGGTTATATTAACATTATAATAAACTATCTCTACACTACCACCACTCCCATCATCTTCTCCTCCACCACCAGTTTGTATCTCTTCATAGTATTGAATTGAATGTCCAAAGTTTTGGAGTTCAGGGTGTATACCCAAATTAGATTCTTGAGGTAACCAAGGCATTATGCACTCTTTGGTGGTATATTTTCAACTAATACATAACCTTCTGGGACACCCCTATTGTTACGTTTAAATGTTTTATCATTAACCATAGTAAATGCCATATTTCTACCACTATTTGGATTAAACGAAGCGTGAATCCAAACAGAATCTGGAAAACGATATTCAAGGATTAATTGATCATAAGCTATGATTCTTTCAGCTTGCTGAATCAATTGATAAGTTTTGTTATATTTATCTGGGATTATCAAACCGATATCTACTGCACGACCTTTACAGTGGTCTGAAATCGCAGACTCGTTTGGCACTACACCCTTTAATCTGTAACCAGAGTTAATTTTCCATTGATTTTTATATCCACCAATACCTCCTGGTAATATTTGTAGCATTGGCTCGAGGATGTTTTGAGCCACGTGAGCCAAGTTGCACACTATTTCTTGTCTGGTGAATGTTCGTTCAGCTGAATCTCTAGTCTCTTTAAGAATTTGATCAACTAGTTTATGTCTACCATTAACACCACCGTCAATTAACATACCCAGTGTAAAGTTTCTGGATAGTCTATAGTCGTTTGTAAAGTTATTTGTATTGTAGATAATTTTACAGTCAACAGAAATTCTGTCTCCAGCCCCACCGCTCGCAGCTGGAGCTTCTTCTGCAGCGACAGGAGGAGGTGCGCCAACGACACCTTCTGTTCTGGCTTGTTCAGCAGAAATGGCTCTACCTTCAGGTGTTTCAAAATCATCAGGGGTTTCAGCTGCAGTTCTTTCTTCAAACTGTCTTTCTGGTGCAACTAAAAATGGTACTATTGGAAGTAATGGGTCGCCCAACGGTGGAGGAACCAATTCAAATTCTTCAACATCTACAGCGTCTCCCGCACCACCAGCACCATTACCAAAATTACCTTGTGAGTAATCAACATTCATTGCACCACCAGATTTAATGTTCATCTCTCCAGTAGATTCTTGATTTAATGCGTTTGCTTTTATATTGCTATTACCAGCTGCTTGCTGATTATAATTATCTGATTTAATATTGATATCACCAACAGCTTGGTTGTTAATAAAACCCATTGAACGATTGGTAATATTAGCAGCTGCAATATCAAGATTACCAAGAACTTTAATCTTCATGTCTCCACCAACAGCCAGTGTTGTATCTGTGGCTACACCTATGTGTAAATTATTACCAACTTCTACTGTAGCATTTTGTTCAACTTGAATGTTAGCGTCGCTTCTAGCATAGATGTTTGTATTACCATCAACAGTAATATTGCATTCTCCAGAAACATGAACGCAACCATTTCTTTCCATTAGAATAAAATTGTCGCCAACAATATAGTTTACTTGAGTTCCGTTTGGATCAACTTCTGTATAAGTCCCAGCTCTATGGAATGTGTGAGTTCTTTCTTGCCCTGGAGTGTCATCCCATTCTTGGATGTGTCCTGATTCAGATTCAAAAACTTTATTAAATGGATACTTTGCTCCATATGGTGCTTTTGGTTGATCCCAGTCACCTTGCATTAATGCCTTTGGTACACCTAAAACTCTAGTGGAATCTTTTTTAGTCACCACTGTACCTTCAATAACACCTCTGGCTAAACGATTTGTATCGGCTTCACCCAAATATGATTTTAATGGATACTTATTATTTGGATCTCTAAAGCCTAAAGTTGATGAGCCACTATCAACACTTTGTTGAGAAGGTTTTGGTGTGGTGAAATCGTTATCTTTAGGTGGTTCAGGTATTGGCGCAGAAGCATCCTTTTCTTGTCCACCAGTACCAGGTTTACCATAAAAATATTCATAATAATTTTCTTTAATTGCTGCAATGTCTGGTGAATTAATACCGACTGCCTTTTTAGCAGCCAAGAAAAAATCTGGATGTGCGTTTGGATTAACACCCTTCACACGATCTTTAATATACAATGCTGCAACTAAAGCAGATACGTTAATATCATCATCTAAAGAATCTGGGTTATTAACAATATCAATATTCAATCCATTAGCGTTTGCTAATCTTTGGTATCTTTCATAGTTTGCTTTACCAGTTAGCTGAATGAATCCACGTCCAAAATACTTTCCTCCATCAGCATCTGTTTGATTACCAAGAAATCCTTTACCACGTTTAGTTGGACCATATGCCCATGAGAAAAATTCTTGTCTAGTCAATCCCTTTTTGGAAGCGTTAGAGTAACGAGAAATATCATCTTCAGTCGCAAAAGAATAAATTTGCTTCATTCTGTTTGGAGTGTAATTAAAACTTTCCAGCTGGGGTATCCACCTAGATTCTCCACCAGCAATACCCAACAAAGCACACTTTTGTTCTTTGGTGGTTAATCCAACTTTATCGCAAGCAGCTATAAGTGCTTTGATTCCATCTGAAGACATCTTTGGATCTCTTGTAGATTTTGGTGGGGGTACTGTTGGAATTGTATTATTTGACGCTGCTGAAGCAGAACCAGTTGTAATTGATTCACCCGATCCAGATAACACAGGTTGACCAGAACTATCTACTAAGAATCCTTGCTCTGCGCTTTGAGTGACAGCGTTTAAATTGGTTGGAGCATCATCAAACGAAATTATATTTTCACCATAACTAGTAACAGTGTTACTAATAGTAATTTGAGTTCCATTATTAATAGAAACAATAAAAGTTTCTTTTGGAATATCATATCCAAGAACTTTCATATTTGGTTTTAAATTACTTGTTAAATTTTTAGAACCAAATACGTTATCAACAAAGGTTAGTCTATTGCCAGTCACTGGACCAACAATAGTTCTTAATCGAATGTCTGATGTTTTAGATGATGTTGATGGAGGATTATTATTATCAGCGATTACACCAGGAGCAGAAGATATACCACCAATAGTTCCCATCATAATTGGTTGTTGTAAATCTTCATCTGCAAAAACAATAATTACAGAAGTACCTTCAACTGGACCAACTGGTGTGTGTCCAATACCGTTCATTGCAGCAGAGGTAACAGGTTGTAGCGGATATGCCCACGGTAAATCTTCTGTTGGTAACTGAGTTTTATCATGCGTGTGTAATCCAACAACCCGAACTTGGCAACGACCAAGATTTAATGGATCAATTCTATTTTCAACTACACCCGTATAAAACTTCATTATTTTTTCCTGTTATTCAAATTAATAATAAACGAATCTTTGATCAATTCCATATGGCACTCATGTTTTTCTTTATCAATATAATGATTTATTGCTGCAATTAAATATGTGCCAGAAAAGATTTTATCTTGAATATCATTATCTAATTTAGTGGTTGGTTCAAGTCTAGGTAAATTTAATGTAACCTTTTTACCTACCGTATAATCAACTCTACCTGGTACAACAATTTCAATTTTTACAGCTTCGGCTTGTTTTAATAATGATATTCTTTTTTGTAATATGTTGGTATTGGTAACATCTCCGAAACCATTAAAATTACCAAAATATTTTGTAGCGTTAATTAATAAAGAATCACCTCTACGAATGTTATTATTTGATATTAATGGAAACTGATTTAAATGCCTTTGTTCGTCATAGTTTCTTAACATATCAAATGTTTTAACAGAATATTGTTTTTTAGTAAAATCATATAAAATTATATTAGAAGCGTTCATACCATTTCTAACTCTGTCCATGTAATCAAAAGCTACAGGAACTCTAATTTCTAAAATTCTTTTAAAATCTTCGTCTATATTTTTAATACTACCAATACCTGCTCTTGTATCTCGTGAGTATTTGTCATTCACAAATGTTTGTAAAACATCAGGAGTATAAAGAGTTTCTAGTGAAATAAAATTAAATCCTTCTCTGTTTTCAAAAAATAAAAAAGAAGGAGATCCATTTGTATTAACAGCATTATCGCAAAGATAGTTTATATTTTTAACAGGTGACCAAAAGTTAGAAACATATTTTGTTGAGTTGGAAGTCGGTTCAACTAAAATGTTTTTTATAGTTTCTAAGCCAATATTAGGTTCTCTCATTATGGTAGTAGCAATGTCAGATATTTTACCACCAAAACCTCTACTAATCTTTTTGTTTAAATCTATAACAGCTTCTTTGGATATAAAGTGTAGTGTATAAACTACATTTTTATCTCCTAATACTTCTCTTTCGGATAATTTGTAAATGTGAAATTCACCACGAAATGATTTTGGTAAAGAAGGAGTAGATATTTCTAAGTTTAGAATTTCTTCACCAACTAATGGAAACAAGTTAATTAAATCTAAAGATTCTTTAACAATAACTATACCAGATATAAATGGACTGAAAAGATCTTCATATACATGAATGTTCAGTATTTGTGGTCTAATATCTTGATATAATCCATTTTGAGAAACTATTTCTGCCTTTCGTACAGAAACGTCTCCAGCAAAACGAATAACTTCGGTTGGTTGCATTATAATAAATCTTTAAAGTCTTGTAATATTTTATTTAACAAATATTCTGGGATTATTTTAATTCTTCGTTTTTGTTCATTAATTCTAATTTCGTAATCCCAATTAGTGACAGGATATTTAACAAATGAATCAATAATTTGAACAGGATCTTCAATCGAGGTTTCTGTTACCAATTGTCTATCATTTTCATCAAGTAAATAACCAGATCCATTTTCTAAAGTAAATCTAATTTCAAATGAAATTTCTGGAAATTGGCTTTCATCAAAAACAACAGTTCCATCTGATGTTTCAAAATGATGAATAGAAAATTTAGCAATAGAATTCTCAGCGTCAATTAAGTCTTGATCCATGTCATTGCTATAGTTACCATATTTTTGATAAACATATTGCTCTAACTCTGTTTGTGATAAGGGAAAATCAGAAATATAATCATATCGATCATTTGCCAACATAATTATCCAATGATATTCTGGATTGCCATATAACTTCTCAGCAATTATCTCAGGTGTTTCACCTTCTTGAATATCATATTCGTCAAACACTGTTATGTTTGATAGTATGTCTCTGCGGAATCGAATATTTCTTGTAATGTCTCTAACAACAGTTAAGGATTTCTCACCCTTTATTGTATACTCATAAAAAAATGTTGGGAAATCTTTAAAGTACATTATAGACCACCTTTAACCAATTCTTTATTAAGAATTTGAAGTTCTCTAAATGTTAAGTTTACGTTAATCTGCGTTGGCATACCACCACCTGTTTTAGATTCAGAGAACGTATTAAACACTCCGTTTGGTGTATAATTAACACTCATTTCAGTTAATACACAAGAAGTGTGTTTATGTATATTTTTATTTTCTGCGCCATTTGTATAATAAACAATATCAAACTCAGAAGGATAGATAAACAACAGTTCTCCAGCACCTTTAAATTCTGGATGCATGTGGAACTTAAATTGTTCAATAATATTTTTAACATTGTCTGCTTCGTCTCTGTCTCTTGGAAAGAACTGATACTCGAATGTAAATGTTCTAAAATCAACACCCTTAAATACTTGTTCTTTTTTCGGATTAGCAGCTAGACCAGTCGCTGCAGAAACAGCACCTGACTGTGCACCAGCCCTCAATGCAATATTTGCTGCTGCAGATTTACCAACCTCAGCAGTATTTGAAAGTTTATTGTCACTGGACAACGCTTTTAGAGTTTCTGCAGCTACAGCAAAATCTACAAGATCTTCTTCACCATATGTCACACCATATCTAACTAACAATTGGTTGGGTATGTGTAAAGCGATGGCAGTTTTTAATCTTTTCTGCGCACGAGTTCCGCTCGCAGCTTGCGTACCTACCGCAGTATACCCAACAGCGTTTGCAGCACCAACCCCTACAGCGCTCTTAACAGATGCACCACTACCACCCAATAATCCCAACCCTCCTGCTTTAAGTGCTCCTACTGCAGTGGCTGCAGACGCTACTTGGGCGAAAGACAATCCATTCGCTACAATAGATCCTCTTCTTCTAGTAGTTTGATCGAAATCCTCTACAAAGTCAGTTTTTAAACTAGGGTCTACTGCAAGTTTAGGGTCCACTGCTATATTGATAAAAAACATAGCATAGTTACCACCATATGCTTTATTTGAAAGTAGATCGTTAGGATAAGAAAAACCATCCACTTTATATTTGCCAGTATCTATTGTTGATCTGTTAAGATCTGTCAAATTTTTACCAAGAAATGTCTCTGGAGAAAGTAGTCTTGATCCTATAGTTTCGTTTTCAGATTCTTTAAATCCAGTGATTGTATTTGTTAGTGAACTATAATTTTTTTGGATGCTAGATCGCTCTGAATTAAGAGCATCAACTGCCTCTTGATCTCCATCAGCCTTAGCCTGAGATAAAAGAGTTTTATTATTTGTTAGATCTTGTAAAAGACCCTTTTGCTGAGATATTAAATCTAAGATTGCCATCTAGATAGATTCCATTGGTTTAAATAAATAGAAAGATACATACTTATTTATATGTTTAATAAAAGAAAATACACACCCATATATCCAGAAAAATACTCTGGAGATCCCACTAACATAATTATGCGTTCTAGTTGGGAGACTAGATTTGCGTCTTGGTGTGATAGAAACCCGAGTATTGTAAAGTGGAACTCTGAGGAAACGATTATTCCTTATCGTTGTCCTACGGATAACAACATTCATCGTTATTTTGTAGACTTTAAAATACAAGTTAAATCTAAAGAGGGTTTACTTAGAACTTATTTGGTGGAGGTTAAACCAGCTAAACAGACCCAGCCACCAATTTATCCTGGAAAAAGAACTCAGAGATATTTAGTCGAGTCTATGGCTTTTATAAAAAATCAAGCTAAATGGAAAGCTGCTTCTGAATACTCTAAAGATCGTGGTTGGGAATTTAAGATTATAACTGAACACGAGTTGGGTATAGCACCTAAATAACTAATATGGCAAAACTAAAAGACGTTTTTGAGCGAAATAAGTATGATCTAATGACTTCTGTCAGGAAATCTCGTGCTTGGTTCGAACAGCAAGTACTCATTATGAGTAGGCAGGAGATCACTCCACAAAGAGTTCTTCAGGGTAATACCGAACAATTAACTACTCGAGTGATGCCTGGTTTTATGTATATGTTTGCATACGATCCAAAAGGTAAGGCAGATCTACCTTATTATGATAGATTCCCTTTAGTTCTTCCGTTTAATAAAACTGCAGATGGCTTTATTGGGCTTAATTTACACTATTTGCCTTACCCATTACGCATTATACTTTTAGATCAATTGTTAGTGTTTAAAAATAATTCTAAATTAGATGAAACGACCAGGATTAAATATTCATGGGGTTTAATTGGTGGTGTTTCTAAATATGCTGCAGCCAAACCTTGCGTAAAACAATATCTTAATGGGCATGTTAGATCCCAATTTAGACAAATAAATGCAAATGATTGGGCGACTGCTATGCTACTCCCAGTTGAAAGATTCGTCGGTGCCAGTAAACAAGAAATCTGGGCAGACTCTAGAAAGGTTATGACACGATGATTAGAGATTTCATCACTCAAGTTAAAACAGATGGTATATCAAGATCTAACAGATATCGTGTGGTATTTTCACCACCATCAAATTCTAATGTAGACGCTTTACAAAAAGTGTTATTGTTTTGCGATCAGGTTCAAATCCCTGGTTCATCATATGCCACACAGCCAGTTAGAACTTTTGGAGAACTAAGAGAGTCTCCATATGATCGTTTGTTTGACACCTGCACGCTATCGTTTTATGTAGATACTAATTTAAAAGTTAAAAGACTATTTGATTCTTGGATGAATTCTATACAAAACCCGATAAGCAGAAACTTTAACTATTATAAAAGTTATACAACAGACATGAAAATCGAGGTTCAAGATATTAAAGATATGTCTCGATATAGATTAGACATGTATGAATGTTATCCAAAATCTATCGGTTCGATTCAGTTAGATTATTCTTCTAAAGAAATTATGAAATTAAATGTTGTTATGCAGTATCGCCATTGGTCTGCGTCGGGTACAGAACAGTTACCAAGTAATGAAGTGGTTTCTACAGACTCAATTGATTTATTTAGAAATAGATTTAGCGATGTTCAAACTGCATTTAATTCATCAAATCCATTTGGAAATTTAGGTAATGGTTTTAGTTTAGATCGTGGTATTACTGGACTGTTTTCATAATGAAAGAATCTTGGTTAAATAATAAATGGCGTCCATCGATGGGATGGATGTACATGGTAGTTTGTATAACTGACTTTATTATTTTTCCAGTTTTGTGGAATCTTTTGCAGCACCACGCAGGGCAACCAATCACCCAATGGAAGCCATTAACCTTAGAAGGTGCTGGATTATTTCACATGGCAATGGGTGCTGTTTTAGGCATCGCTGTATGGAGTCGTGGTAAAGAAAAGTTAGCTGGAGTTGCAGATTCGTCAATAAATATTAAGGATGAGAATGAGAACAGATGATAGTTTGTCTGAGGTGTTTGACGTTCAAACAATACCAAAGACAGAAGTGATAACACAAGATGGTAAAATTATTTCTACAGGTAACAAAGTAGAAGATGACTTTGATACTTCTCGTAATAACCTTCGTATATTATTACAACAGGGACAAGAAGCATTACAAAAGTCACTAGATGTTGCTATGCAATCAGAGCATCCAAGAGCATTTGAAGTTGTTGGTAATCTAATGAAACAATTGGCTGATATCAATCAACAGTTATTAGACCTACACCAACAAAAACAAAAATTAGATGAACCATCTAAGGCTGAAAAGGCTAAACAGGTTACGAATAACAATGCTATCTTTGTGGGTAGCACTGCTGAATTGAATAAGTTAATCAAGAATATGGCTAAAGGAGAATAATAATGGCATTACCAATTAGTACGTCGCCGACGTACACGTTGCAGGTTCCATCGAGTAAAGAATTGGTTAAGTTTAGACCATTTCTTGTTAAAGAGGAAAAAGCGCTGCTAATAGCTCAACAAAGTGAAGATCCAGTTGTTATGGTTGACACGCTAAAGGGTATTATTAGTTCATGCGTTAATACCAAGTTAGATTTAAATAAACTGGCAACATTTGATTTAGAATATATTTTCACTCAAATTAGAGCTAAGTCTGTAGGTGAAAACGTAGATTTAATTTTTCCTTGTGATACATGCACAGACGAAAAAGCCAAAGTGAAAATTGGGTTTGATTTAACTAAAATTCAAGTGTCTTTTCCTGAGGGACACAGTAAAAAAATAGAACTGTTTGATGACGTTGGTATTATAATGAAATATCCTTCTTTAGAAATTATTAAAGAAATAGAAAATGTTAATGATGGTGACATCGATTCAGTTTTTAAAGTGGTTATTGAATGTGTGGAATCTATCTACAATTCAGAAGAAGTTTATCTAGCTAAAGATCAAAAGAAACAAGAGATTCTTGAATTTTTGGAAAATCTTACAGCTGACCAGTTTTCTAGAATTCAAAAGTTCTTTGAAACTATGCCGAGACTAAAACAGGAAGTTGATTATACCTGCCCTGTTTGTAACGAAAAACACCATAAGGTGTTGGAGGGTCTCGACAGTTTTTTTTAATTAATCTTTGTCATGAAAATTTGTATAATCATTATAAAATGAATTTTGCTTTAATGCAATACCACAAATATTCGTTAACGGAACTTGAGAATATGATGCCGTTCGAAAGAGAAGTATATGTTGATATGCTCGTGAAGTATCTTGACGAGGAAAAACAACGACTAGAGAGTAGAAAAAATGGATGAACAAGCAAAACCTAAAGTAAATTATTCAGACTTTAAAAAGATCCTGGAAATGCAAAGACAACAAAGCATTATATCAGGAGGATCTGAATTACAGAAAGCTGCTATGTCAGGCTCACTGGCTAACCAGCAACTAGGAGACACACGTTCTGAATTACAAAAGGTTGCTTTTAATAGCGAGTTAAATCCAAAATCAGCAAAAGTTATCAAAAGTTCTCAAGAAGTAAAAAATAAAGAGGAAGAAATTAAGGTTAACAAAGAGCAACTTGATGTTCTTAAAGAACTTGTTAGTTTAACGAAAGATTCTGCCAAAAGTATTGCTGATTTGGCTAAAGAAAGACAAGGACAAACTACTGGCGAGCGTGTTAAAGGTAGTTTTTCTGATAAGTTTGGATCTCTTCGTAATGTTTTAAATACTGCTGGAATAGTGACTAAAGGTAGTGGTGGTTTTGTTGATCGTGCTTTATCTAAAAGAGAAGATGATAAGAATTTTGTTAAAGGTGAGATGAAACTTAGAGGTGTGACAAAAGAGGAAGCTGTTAATAAGTTACAACAAGTTAAATCTCAAGAAAAAATTATTAAACAAAATGAAAATGAAATTTCAAAATACACTAAACTAGGTATCAGCGAAAAACAATTGGCTGGAACTGAGCAAGGTAAATCTTTATTAAAAACTAGAAATCAAGAAACAACAAAATTAGCTGCGCTTGATTTTAGGGTTGCTCCCAAAGCAGACTTCTCTACTATGGATTCAGAAAAAGAAACCGAAATGGCAAAGGTTGAACTTAACCAAACTAGTTTGCTACAGCAAATAGCAGAAAACACTGGTGGTGTGAATGGAAAAAGTAATACAGAAAAGGTTAAACAAGTTAGTAAAGATGAGGGAGATGGATTACTTTCTGGTATACTAGGTGGGTTCACTGCAAGTATTATGAAATCGCTTAAAATTATGTTTAATCCAATGAATATTCTTAAGGTATTAACTAAAGTGTTTGCACCAGTTATGATTATTGGTTCTTTAGTGAGTGGTATTATGGATGGATTTAAGGCTTGGAAAGAAACTGGTTCTATCACAGAAGCACTTATTAGTGGACTTGCTGGAATTCTAGAATTTCTGTCATTTGGTTTAGTTGACGCAGAAAGTATTAAAAACATTATTAAAACTGTTCATGAATTTGTTAATGAATACATTGTAGAACCTATTGGTAATTTCTTTAAAAATATTAAAGACGGTATTTTAAATATGATTTCTAAAATTGGTATTCCAGAAATTAAATTTACAGTACCGATTATTAATAAAGAAGTTTCTGTGGGTCCATTCTATCCTTTTGCAGGAATAGCGAAAAATGTAGAAACACCAGCACCAAGTAATAAAGCAGATAATGTCTACACCAGATCTGAACAAAACGCTACTGCATCTATGCAGTCTCCAGAGTCTAATAATTCTACACTGGTTAATGCGCCAACAGTAAATAATGTTAGTCGTCAAAACAATATTATTAGGAGTCCTATCAGGAATCAAGAAGCGTCTGTAAATTCCTACATTAGAAGCAGATACGCTACACAATAAAAAAAGGGATCCGTTGGATCCCTTTAAACTAATAACTCAAGCGAGTTGCAGAGTTAGTGTTTAACCTTCATTAGCAATTTTCTGGAAGTATGACATAACATCTTCATCGTCATCTTCTGCTACAGCTTTTGGCGCTGGCGCAGGCTTGGATGCGATCTTAGGTGCTTGTGCCACTGGACGATCTTCTTCGTCAGCGATCTCTGCAGCAGATTTGCTAGCAAAAGCATCACCAGAAAGAACATCATTCAACTTCTTCTTCAGTTCATCATAAGACTTGAAGTTCTTACGATCTGTAAAC